TTCACGCCTCCATCGCCCTGCTTGGGACCGCCCACGCCCTGGCCCTGCCCGACGGCTTCTTTCATGCGCTGATATATTCCCATCAAAGACAGCAGCCCCTTTGCTTCTGCTTTTGTTTTATAGCGGCCGAGGATCTTCCCCGATTCACTAAGCACACAATATTGGCCGTCAATTTTCTTAATCATCAGATTATTTCACCCCTTTTCCATGTCCACTTCGGGCCATAGATGCAATAGATAGTGATATCATCCCCGGTCAGTTTCATGCGCGAGATTTCCTTGCTTGCGATTGTCCGCGGGTCCTTGGGCTTAACCCAAAACCTGCAGGGCTTTCCCGGGACCTTGGCCATTCCCAGCGGGCGCTTGACGCCGATGTCGTCCCACTTCTCGAGCATGGTCTTTCCCGCCGCGACTTCGGGAAGCACCAGAACTTCCTGTGGGGCCTCGTCCGCCGCCGGTGATTCCTGTATTTTATTGGAATCGAAATTGTTATAGACTTCAAGCAGTTCTGTCTGGTCCATTTCTTCCAGCCCGGGCGTGGTCACCCCGATATCCCGCAGCTGCGTTATGAACGATTCCTTCGTGACGTTCAGCGTCCAATCTTCCACGGCCGGCGCGGGGTTCGCCCGGAGTATGGTCGTGCACTTCTGGCAGAATTCACCATCCGGCAGGGCGTTGCGCTGGCACCTTTTTCCGCTCGCCTCGAATACGCGTTTGCATTTCCGTGACGGCATTTTCACGGTCTTGGCTTTCGACTTCTTTGCGGCCATTGTTTTTCCTCTCAACTCACGTCTGCGAGGACCGTCTCGACGAACGAGTCCTCTGTGTTAAAAAACGGATTGTTTTCCAGATCAATTTCTTTCGGCATTTTCAGGCTGTGCACGCATCCGCAATGTATCACCTCGGCTGCATCGGCGTCCGGATCCCCGGGGAACATCAGCAGCGCCCTGGTCTCGGGGTTCTCAAACGCGTCGTTAAACGGTACGCTCGTTCCGTCCAGCATAACGTGGCCCGGCCGGGGCGTCTGTCCGGCCCCGAACATCAGGCCGTGATGCCATGTCTTTTCCGAGCCGGGAATTATCTGCGATATCTGCTTGCTCTGCAGGTTCAAAGCGAAGTTGTTTATTTTCATCGATTCCGTGCGGTAAATTCTCCACGCGGCCGAGTTGACGTTCCGGATCCCCATGCCCTCGCCCTCCAACGTCCCGCGCATGACCTGAGCGATCTTGCTTATTGCGTCGGCCGCCCCGGTTTGTTTAATCATCTCCAATTTTATAAGCTCGTAAATCTCGGCCGCTGCCGCCTGGCCGACGCTGACAATATTGGTCAATCCCAAGTCCAGTACTGCGCTCGTGTACGGATCCATAAATACGGGCTGGAAATATGAGGCCGTCGCTGCGGTCGCGAACCGAAGGTTGTTTGTGATTGGTAGTATCGCGGCGTTTATGCCCGCCTGTGCGCTCTTGTCCAGCGACGCGGCCAGCAATTGCCCGTATTCGAGGCTGAAATTGTCCAGCACCTTTTCGAGCTCCTGTCTTACTCGTCCGGTGTCCACGGTTTTCCACGTGGTGGCCGGCAGGCGGTGCATGGCCGCAGTCATCTGGTCGCTGGCTTTCTCCAGCAGTGCCTTGACCTGTACGCTGTATCCCCGGAGCAGGAATTCGTGGTCGGCCATCAGGGCCTTGAATTCTGCCGAGTGAGCGAGCTGTCTTTTAGTTGGCATCTGCTTCGCCCTTTTTGGCGTCCGTTTCTTTCGGGGCATCCTTGTCGTTCTTTTCTTCCTTCTTTGCCGGTGCGCCCTTTCCATTCTCGCCCTTGAGCTGCAGCTTCAGCGCCTCGAGCTTGGCCACGCCGTCCTCGATTCCGAACTCGCCCTGCTGCGGGGTATCGCCTTCCCTTAATCCAAGTCCGTATTCGTTTGCTATTTTTACAAACGCTTCCTTGGCGCTGTCCGCGTCGACTCCGATCTGCCGCACGCCCATGACCAGCGCCGTGGCCGTGTTCTCCAGTATCTCGGCCGTCAGTTTGCGGTCGACTCCACTTACGCTCGGCAGCTCCCATTTCACGGCCTCGGTCATGTCGTAGATTTCGTCCTCGCTTGCGGCCGGCATGTACTGTTCTATCTGGTAGCGGGTCCGGTCCTCTAAAACCATTTTGACCTGGCCCTGCTTCCGTTGAAGCCGTTTTTCAATCGGCTGACTTTGTTCTCGGGCAGTCGCTCGGTTTGTATTATCGCCAGCGACTACCCAGTGTTCGGGAATTCCAGCTCCGGCCAGAGAAAACCGGGTAATTGTTCTCACGAATTTCTCTGTGTCAGTCGATTTGAGATCGGGGGTCATGAACTCGGCCTCGACTCGGTCATTGCATACAAACACTGAGCTGGTCCTCGGGTCTGGCGGTCTGTAGTTTGAGATCTCATCTTTGCTCGCTCCCTTGAGCGTGATTTTCATAATAAAATGGTAAAGCAAAAGGCTGCGTTCGGCCACCTGGAATATAAACTGGTCCATCAGGTCCAGCACGTCCAGCATCGGCATCAGCTCGCTGTAGCCTCGGTTCTGTGATGGTAGTCTATTGATCTGCCACAGAAAACACGGGCCCTTGTATTCGATGCCCGCCATGTCCTTGCCTGATTCCTGTTTTGGGTCGACGCCAAGTCGTCCGCTGGGAAGCTCCTGCAGCACGCCATATGCGTAGCTCTCGTTTGCCTCGCTCAAACTTTTCGGCTCGGTATAAACCCGCCAGAAGCGCTTGCCATTGGTGGGGTTCCGATCGATCTTTTTTATCAGCCGTGGATCCACGTGCCCGAACTTTACCACCCGCTGTCCGTTCGGTACCACGATCGGCTCCACCTTTTCGCCCAGCAGATTCAGCTCTTTTATTTCGGACTCGAGATTGCGGTTGAAATTATTGTCGTAATCGCGGACCATCCGTTTGATGATCGGGTCGAGTTTGGTCTGGTACTCTTCCGCGATGTGGTATTTTACTTCGTCGCCCAATGAAAAATCGGTCATCATTTCGATGATGCGTTTGGCATAGGGGTTGATGTTGAAAATCTCGACGCACTGCTTCTGGATCTCGCGCTTGTCCGCCAGGTTCATATCGAACCGGCCTGTGTTCGCCTCGTGGAATCCGTCCTCGTCGACTCCGTCGCTGAAATGATAGGCGGCCTCGTGAACGTCGGCCAATCGGCGGCGGTACATTCCGCTCATTTTTTTAATGTCGTCAAGCTGTGCGCTTTGCTCTGCTATCAGGTCGATTTGTTCTTGGATGCGGGCGTCGTATTCGCGGAGTTTTTTGGTCGTAGTCAGTCCGAACATCCGGGCCCCCTGATAAGTGTTTGATCTCGTAGGGTATTGTGGCACGGATTTCCAGCCTGTCAAAAGGCGTTTTCCGATAGTTGTACTTGTTACAACAGCCGGTTTCGCCCTTTTTTTCTGGCGATCGCAGCTTTTCCCGGGAGGTTTCGCTCTATAAGTCGTGTATTATTCGGCGGTTAAATGACCGAGTTTAGTAATTAAACTTTCATTTTCCGAGCATTTTTCGGAATGTCCGGTAGTTTATCCCCAAGTGCTCGGCCGCCCGCCTGGCGCTGCCCGCCCGGCGCAGGGCCGTCGTGGCCACCGCCCGGTCGAACGACTCCCGCAGCTGGTAATAAACCGCGCCCTCCGGATACTGATTGACCGCGTCGTCGATCGATTCCGCGAGCTCGCCCTCGAATCTCTGTCTTGCTCTTTTCAATTTATTCTGCTCCATTTTTATACACCCACCTTGGTCCGTCCACGATCGTGACCGTGACGTCCTTATCGATTTGCGTCATTGATGCAATCCGGTCGTCCGGTATTGTCCGCCAGTCCAGCGGCTGAATATACACCCCGCCTTTTTGGACCAGCGGCAGGTCCTTTATCGCGGCCTTTTTTTTTGCCTGCTCGCGATCTTCTTTTCTTACGTCCGCCCGCCCGGCTATGGGCATGATCTCATAATCGGGCATCGACGCCTTGTACACGCCTCGCCTGGGCCGTCCGCTCAACGCGCTGGCCGCCACGTCGATTATCGTGTCCGGTTCGTAGCTGCCACACTGCCATTGCTCGCACGTCAGCCACCGGCGGCTCAGGCACCAGTTGTTTTCCTGGCAGGGAAAGCAATCCAACTCGGGCGTGAAAATCGCGGCCGTCTTGTGAAATTCCGGGCTGTAGTTTTTCTGCACGGATCCCGCGCAAAACAGGGCAATCGTTTCCACACCTATCGCGCACGCAAAGTGATAGAGTCCGCTGTCGTTCGTAATGAAAAGCCTGCACTTTGATATCAGGTCGAACGTCCGGTCAATCCCGATCCCGGTCAGGTCCTTGCACGGATATATGTATTCGTCGGGCAGACCAACGCTTGCCATTTTAAAATCATCCAGCCCGGCCACTATCTCGGCGTATCGCTGATAGCGTTTTCGTATGCAATTAAAATTGTTGATCCCGCCGTTTCCTATCAGCACGTCATATGCCTCCGGGTCCGTGTACGCCTCGCCCCTTACTTTTCGCCAGTCCAGAGGCATCGTCGGCCGGATCAGCCCCAGTCCGGAGTCAAAAATCTGATTATAAAACGCGACCTCGTTCCCGCTGTGGATCGTCGTATTCTGATATGTTACGTTGATGTCGTGGAACGGTACCCGCGTGGTGCTGATCACCCCCTGGTAATTCTTGCCGTTCCACCACGGCGGC